ATAAGATGAGGATACAGACTGTTGAGGTCAAAACTAACCACCCAATCATACTTTCCTGGTTTCGGTTCCTTGACATAAGCACCTGCGTATTTTTCGTTCTTTTGAGATCTATTCTTAGGAGGAATAACGATGTTCCTCTTCTTTAAATAGTTATAAATTATCGTGTCCCACATCCGTACCTGATAGAACACATCATTATAATTGACCTTAGCATCATATGCCATAGTCAATGCAAGTTCAATCAGTTTCATCTTGTCTTCCAAACGGTCAACAAGTTCCACATCGATTATATTATACTCAATAAACTTTTGCCAATTACCAGTATAAAAATCCTTAAAAGTTTCAAACTCAGAGTGGTCTAATTTTTGCTGACCAAGTTCTACCTTAGCAATATAATCCAATCGATAAGACTCTTGTGCTTTATAAGTAAACTTCTTATAAAGATCCATATAATCAAGTTGAGTCACACCACCAACATCAAATGTGGTATGAGTTCTACCCATAATAGTAATTTCATTTTCACTTACAAGTCCCCAAGGTGAGAATCTCTTCATCAACTTCTCACCAAGAACTCTATCTAATCTCTTACAAATATAAGGTATATCAAATAACTGTATGTTCCATCCAGTAATCACATCTGGAACATCTTGCATCCAATAGTTTATGAATGATGTAAGTAATTCATACTCAGTGGGGCAATGATGATAAGTTACATTCTTCTGTTTGTTAACAAAAGGTTTACTTCCCCAAGTAATGATCTGCTTAGTTGTATAGTCTTGGATTGTGATTGCCAGAATCTCTTCGACGCACGATTCCACATTAGGGAAACCCTGCTCAGACGTAGTTTCAATATCCAAAGTAACAAGTTTAATCTGAGATATGTCAAACTTGATCTCATCATCAGGGTATTTCTCTGAGATATATTGGTAAATATATCTGTCATTCCCATATATCTCAAATCCCTCAACATCTTCGTACTTCTTATAGAAGTCACGACAGTCCCTAACCGTACCTGGATTAATTGCTTCAACTGATTCTCCACTCAACGTTTTATATTTAGCTTTTCCTTTAGATTTGACAAATAGAGTCGGAAAGAACTCGTCACGATGTTCATACCTTCTACCATTCTCAACTCCACGGACCAAAAACTGGTTACCGATTAGTTGGACATTGGTGTAGAATTTCATTATTTAAGAAGGTCTTGATATTTTTCAAGTAGGGTTGGTGTGGGTTCTGCCAATGTAAGTATCTTATCAGAACCCATCATAAATGTAGTATCTCTTGTGACACTTGTTAAAAATGGTTCCAAAACAGTCTGACCTGTTTCTGTATTAATAACAAATGGATTGATCAATTTACAATCAGGTTCTCCAATATCCGCAGAACCTACCTCTTCAATTTCACTTATCAGATTGTGATGATTCGCTAGTGCTATCACTTTGATTATCTTGTCCATAGTTTACGATGTCCTCAACATACATTTGTTTTAATTTATCTATAGGGTCTACCATAGTTACAACCCACTCCAAACTTAATGGAATCTTCTCAGTTTTAGTTAATGGCATCCACGGATATAGAGATACCTGCAATGATGTTTTATTATCATCCTCAACTAAATGAGAATCTTTTAACTTAACAACAACAGGTTTCTCTACAAAATAACCAATAACCCTTTGAGAATCTTTCTCACCAACTGCCATTTCAGTGACATCTGCGATAATATCCTCTCCTGATTTTAATAACAATAACTTAATTGTCATAGCATATTTTTACCTTTAGTAATTATAGCAATAAAAAAGGGGTCTGTAAAGACCCCATGTAATTTAAAGATACTCTTTTCTAGAATGATGCTTTGGAACTATTTTCTTTAACTCCACGGTGAGGAGTCCATCTTCAAACTTGACGGATCCAACCTTCGTATCGTCGGAGACCGTCCAAACTCGTTCAAAATTTCGTTGGGCCAATCCTTTGTGGACAAACGTTCCATCAACTTCTGATTCTTCTTTCTCGCCCTTGACATATAGTTTTCCAAACTCCGTATAGACTTGTAGTTCATCTTTCTTGAACCCCGCAAGTGCAATTTCGAGTTTCGACTCATGATTATTCAACTGTATTAAATTATATGGTGGATAATTAGTTTGTGGGAAATCTGAATTAAAAAAACTATTCAGATAATCATCCATACCTATGCTGTTCTTAGTAATCTTCTCCATTAATTCTGGAAGATTGGCAGCATGGTATCGTGCTAGTGTGTTCATGGTTCTCCTTTAAAAGCGAGTGTAAGTTTTGTACCCGAAGCGTACACTACTATTTAACCATGAAGATCCAAAAAAGGGGATGTTGAATCCCCTACATTTTTATTCGGTTTCCTCTTTCTTTCCTTTCTTTCCTATATTATACTTCTGTTCTAGTATCCAATCACCCTTATCTTTATAAGATAAAACCTTAATCTGATTAAGAGGTGCAATATCAGCAACTGATTCAGACTTTACTATAGAGATAAGTCCCCAATCAGCAAGTAACCGAGCAATGCGATTTCGACGCTGTACGTCATTAGCAGTGAGATTAGCATGTTTACCATCCAATGCAAAGAGTTCTTTAAAATGTACGATAAAATATCTTCCTTGCTTATGTAATATATGACAACTCTGATATAATTTCTTTTCCTTTCTTGATGCTACACCAATTCTTGTTAGAGTTTCTCTAACCTTTAAGAAATCATCAGGTTCGTTAAGAAGTACTTCTACCATTTGGTCTTGCGACCAACTTACTTCAGGTTCTACCGTAGTAGTCATTTCATTCCTCCAGTATCAAGTCGTTGTTTAATGTAATTAATTTGTTCAGGGGTTAATATTTTCAAAGCATTAGATGCCTTTTCGTTACTATAACCATAGTATTGTTTAATGATTTCGAGGTCTGTGACTTTATCCTTACGGAGCCAGGGACTGAATCTCTTCTTTTTCCTAAGTGTATTTAGATAAAAAGAATATTGCATATCTTTATCAAGGAAAGAGTATTTATTCATCTCATTTGCAAACATAATACAATCAAGATGTCCTGATAAGCAACGATTGATAATATATGGAGGATAATCCTTGATAGCAGAAGGATCTTCATCAATAAGATTATCCTTATTGAAGTTAATAGAATTTAACCAGTCTTTTAATTCCAATGTCGGATCACCCCTGCAATAATAAAACAATTAGTAATGAGATAAGTAAAAAAGATGAAAGATCGAACAATGACAATAATATTATCATACCGCTTCGTCTTCTCATCAGCGAAAGAACCCAGTGCATACTTCCATATCCTCCAGAATTTAGTCACTTAGTTTGCTCTGATACTATTGCTTTCAATCTACCATCTTTATCTACAGTGATATTTACTTGATGCTGTAAGTCTTTGTCAGTATTCATAAGTCTAATATCTATTGCCCCACCTTCCCCATAACATGACATGAATACTTTATTACATTCTACCTTCCATTGTGATGGACTCTGAGCATGTTTATACACTGGATTTGAGTGCTTATCCTCATATCCCTTTTCCCAAGGTGTATTATTTTCTAAATTAAACCAGTTTTTCATAATTAAAAAGCAATAGTTCCTTTCTAGTTTTTTGTTCTCTCATATAATCACCAACCGACCTCATAGTGTATGTTAAATCAAACTCCCCTACATTCCAATCTTTAAATCTATCTTTTACAAGTTGATCGGAATTATAACTAATCAACTGATGTACTTGACTCTGACTACAATCTTCTGCAAACTTATCATGGTCAAATCCTTTATGCATATCACCCTTCTTACCATATAGATTATCTTTAATATCATAAGGAGGATCTAAGTACATGAAAAGATCGTCATGAATATCTGTTCTAAAACAATACTCATATGAATATTGATTGATGTGCCAATGTGAAATTATATCCGAATATCCTGGTAACTTTTCAATTCCTCTCATAGAGAAGTTAGAATTAGATGCTTGTTGAGAGAATGAAGATGATTCAGTAAGTCCAGAAAAACTACACTTATTAACAATATAAAATGCTGCTGCTCTTTCTATACAATCAAGACTTTTATCATTAATTCTATTTTTACACTCAAGAAAAAGTTCTTTTGCTGATACTGGTTCTGGATGAGTTGATTTATAATTCCTTATCTTATCTGTAAGATCACCACCAAACTGTTGTAACTGAGTCCAAAAATTTATAAGAGGTTCATACAAGTCATTAACAGTAATTTTTAAGTGTGGATACTTCTTACTAACATGTATAGCAACTGAACCACCACCTAAGAATGGTTCACGAAATTCTGCATACTCTCTCAAATCTGGAAAGTATTGATCCATTTTAACACAAGCACGAGACTTGCCACCTGGATATCTAAGAGGGGTTTTCAATGATTTCATTTCGGTAACTTCCGATTAAAATTCCAGTAATCAAATTTCTGCCAAGTATAGTATACACCAATCAATGTTCTTTTTACAAACTCTTCAAGAAATATTAAAGAAATCCAAAAGAAATCTTCAATTGTAACCTGCTGATCTTCCATCTTTCCATCTCAGTTTTTCATAATCGAATCCATCATGAGGTACAAAAGGTGGTACAGGATTCTTAGTTTTGTTCTTAAGAACTATAAACTTATCTGCTGCAAATGTACCAGCAAGTTGAACTTCAATCTCATCACCGTCATTCCAATTAGGATCACCATTCATTTTAGTATGGTTCATTGCCTCTTGGATTTGATCAATCACTTCTTGAGTTAGTTTCATTTAGATACCTCTTATAGAGATTTCGTCTTCAACCTTTTTAGTAATAGATGCATGTCTACGCATGTCACCGCCCATAAACATCTTATCTTTGGTCATCTGCATACAAAGTTGAAGTTGTAGCAGTTCCATATTATCAAATTGTTCCATTAATAAAATCTCTCATAGGGAGTACCACCAACCTGTACTTCAATAGTATCAAAAATTCTATTCAATGATCTAGCAAATCCTCTATATCCAGATCCAACATATAGTTGACCCAATACAACTGATGCTGTTGCTACACCCCAAAAGATATAATAAAATTTTGATTTTACTTGGTTGCGTTGTTTTTCTTTAGTAATCATGGTCTTTCAGAATGACAAATTTGTTCAGTAAGTCTCGCACCAACAGGACCATCATCAGAATAAACTTCTAATCTATGAGTCTTGATTGAGTCTTGTTCAAATATTGTAACATTAACCCTACCATCTTTGCAAGAGATCTTAACAGTCCCATTACAAGACCAGTCTTCAGGTTCATTATGAAACTTATAAACTGGATATGGATCACGAGTTGAAGTCTGTGCTACAACTTTATAATT